AAGGTACAACTTGGGCACCTACTGCAGATGAACCACAAGGTGCTGTAAATTATCAGGCCGATGGTGATGCAGATTTTTATAAAATTGCTATCCCAATGGTTAGACGTACTTTCCCTAATCTTCTTGCACATGAAGTAGTTGGTGTTCAACCTCTTACTTCTCCAGTTGGATTAGCTTTTGCACTTAGATACAGAGCAGATCAGACTTATGCAGGTACTCAAAATACAGAAGTAGGGTACAATACTATTGATCCTTACTATTCTGGTAATCCTGCTCCAACTGCTCAAAATCCTGACAATGATACCTATGGTTTCAACCGTCAAGATGGTGAAGCTCTTGGTTCAAAGGCTGTACCTGATGTTGGTACACCACCTAATGAATTTCCTGGAACAACAGGTGGTTTAGGTATTGGTAATGGATCTGGTATTCGTGAATTGTCAATGACAATCGAGAAAGATCAGGTTGAAGCTGGTACTCGTAAATTGAAAAGTCGTTGGTCAGTTGAAGTAGCACAAGATTTAAGAGCTATGCATGGTCTTAATCTTGAAGAAGAAATGATGGACGTTTTAGCATATGAAATTACTGCTGAAATTGACCGTGAATTGATTGCTAAAATCAAAGGTGCTGCCGATCTTAATGGTTCTTCACTTATCGGTACAAATTCAGTTGATTACCAAACAGATCTTGATGGTCGTTGGGAAGCTGAGAAATATAGAAATGTTTATAATCTTCTTATCAGAAAATCTAATCAAATTGCAATTGACACTCGTAGAGGTGCTGGTAACTTTACTATCGCCGCTCCTACCATGTGTGCTGCACTTGAAGCAACATCAGCATTTACTGTTTGGCCTGTAAATGAAGATGTTGATACTTCTACAATAGGTGTTGCAAAAGTTGGTTCTCTTGATGGACGTATGATGGTTTATCGTGATACTTTCGCAATTGAAGATGATATTGTTATTGGTTATAAGGGATCAAGTTCTTATGATACAGGTATTGTTTATCTTCCATACATTCAATTGATGGTAAGTAAAGCAACTTATGAAGATTCTTTCCAACCTTCAGTAGGTCTTATGAGTAGATATGCTATTCATGAACATCTATTTGGTGCATCAAATTACTACATTCGTGTTAATTTTGATAACATGAATATGCCTTAATTAGTAATTAACAATAATAAATTAAACCCTTATCATTAATTTGATAAGGGTTTTTTTATGTCCAGTATAAATACAAATACAATATAAGGAGAAAATGTTATGAAAAAATTCAGTGAAGATAAAGCCGATCCACAAGTAAATACTCAAGCACTTAATAAAGAATTTAATATTGATATATATAATGATGATTTAGATAAACAAATACAAGAAGTTCAAGAAATGAGAAAAGAACTTGCCGATATTGATAAAGATGCTATTGATTCAGATCAAATTATTATGGATAATATTAATAGAGCAAATAGAATTCTTGATATTGTAGAAACAAATATAAAAGCAGGTGATCATTCTGCAAGATTTATTGAAGTTGCAGGACAATTAATTAATACTGTTACCACTGCAGCAACTAGTATAACAGGTATATCATATAATCAACAACTTATTGACACTAAAAATAGAGCATTAGATATTAAAGAAAAAGAAGTTACTGTAAAAGGTATTGTTAAAAATGCTGATAATGTAAATATAACAAATAATAATCTTGTTATGTCAAGAGAAGATTTACTGAAAATGATCAACGAAAATTAACCATTTTCAATAAATATTTAAATTAATACCCTGATGGTATTACTGGTGATTCTGATGATGTTGTTGAATCATCAGTATTAGCTGAAAGAACTGGTGTTGATGATGTAGAACCTTCACCATAACCATTCACAGGATTAAATGATCCTGATGTTGATCCAACAGTATTACCTGAACCAGATACATCATATCTTGATCCAGCATTATCAGATATTTTATCTGTCATATATGCCATACCTAACCAAGGAGCAATAGAATTCATAAATGGTACTGTTGCCTTAATTCCATCTACAAAATCATTAGGTCTTTCAACTCTTTGTAACTTTGGTAATGTTATACTTTTTTGTTGTGAATTATATGCATAACTCATTGCAATAGCAACATCATCACCTGAATCTGGTGTTTTTGCTGCATTATTCATTGCCAAACTAAATGCTTGTAGATTTTCTTTATTAGTTTGAACTCTTTGTTGTTCTGCATTTTTCCATAATTCTAACATTTGAATATTTGCATTGTTTGCTTGAGTTGCATAATCAGAATAACTTCCACATCCTGTAAGTAAAAAAGCAGATATTACCACTATTGATGCTACTGATACAATTTTTTTCATATAAATACCTCCTGTTTTTGTATTCTATAGGTATTTATGAAAGAATTACATATTTGATAACATCTTTAAAACACTATATTTGTATTCTTCTAATGTAGAATTATTAGAAATATAAAAATCATAATTAAAACCTATTACAAGTTGATCAGAATGAGATACATGATTCTTTTCTGATTTATTTCGTACAACAAATATTGAAGAAAATGTAACATTTTCTTCATTTTTACAAAAAATTTTAATCTTTTGTATTTCTTCTGGTTCTCTTACATGAATAAAAATTATTTTATTAGATATTTTAGTTTTTTCTAATTTTATTAAATTTACTATATCAACAAAAGAACCATTAAACCATTTGGTATAAAAATCTTTAAGTTCTGATAACATTTGTCTATTTTCAGATGTTTTTGTACCATCCCATCCCATTATTGTAGCAATTTCTTTTACTTTATCTACAGTACTATGATTAATACAATTATATTTAGTTTTAGCAATTTTAACAAATGTATCTTTTCCTGAACGTGGATATCCATTTAAAACTATTACTTTTAAGTCATATTTCATAAAATCTCCCATTTTTATCAATTTTATCATAAATATATCTAAATGTAAAGGAGATATAATGCCAGTATATACAGATCAAGTAAAAAGACCTAATGAAGAACATGAATATTCTATAGAACAAATAAAAGATTTAAAGAAATGTAATGAAGATATTTTTCATTTTCTTAAATTTATTAAGATAATTCATCCAGATAGAGGTAGAATTACTTTTAAACCTTATAAATATCAAAGAAAACTTCTTAAATTGGTTGTAAATGAACGATTTGTTGCTTGTCTTATGGCTCGACAAATGGGAAAATCCCTGAGTGTTGGTGCTTATGCCTTATGGTATTCATTATTCAATGAAGATAAAGTAGTAGGTATTGTTTCTAATAAAGAATCAAGTGCTATTGATTTCTTATCAAGAATCAAAATCATGTATGAGGAATTACCTGTATGGTTGAAATGTGGTGTTGTAGAATATAATAAGAAGACAATAGTATTTGAAAATGGGACACTTATTGTTGCCGGTGCTACATCCAAAAATGCCTTTCGTGGTAAAACAGCAAACATAATTATATCTGATGAGCTTGCATTCGTTGAAGGTGATAAAGCTGAAGATTTCTATATGTCTAACTATCCAACCATTTCTGTATCAAAATATGGTAAATTTATTGCAATCAGTACACCAAATGGTATTGGTGGTTTGTTTTATGAGTTATATAAGGGTGCAGAGAAGAATAGAAACGAATTCAAACACTATAGAGTGGATTGGAGAGAACATCCTGAGCGTGATGAAGAATGGGCACGCATTCAGTTAAGAAATATTGGACAAAGACGATTTGATCAAGAGTATGATATTGAATTCTTAGGTTCTTCTAACACTGTTGTTAATAAAGATACCTTGATAAGATTAGTAAACCAAGATTTACCAGATCCTATAGGATATGCAGTAAATCATAGACTTAGAATATATGAAAAACCTATTAATGATGGTATCTATATTATGGGTACAGATCCAAGTAAAGGTACAGGTGAACATGATGCCTGTATTCAAGTATTTAAGGTAAAATCTGTTGCACCCTTCAAATTAAAACAAGTTGCAGTATTTCAAGATAATAAGACAGACACTTATGAATTTGCACACATTCTTGATAATCTATCTATTCAATATAACAATGCATTTATAATGTGTGAAAATAATGGAGAAGGTTCTGCTGTTATCCAAACATTGTGGTGGGATATCGAAACAGAAAATCTTGTTTGTGAAGGTTCAAAGGCATCAAAACTTGGTATCAGGGCAACAACCAAAACCAAACCTATTGCCGTTTTATTGATGAAAAAACTATTAGAGGATGGAAGTATGGAGATTGTTGATAATGAAACGATTAAACAATTAACTGCTTTTATTGATAAAGGTAACAATAAATTTACTGGTGATGGATTACCTGATGATCTTGTATCTTCATTATATTGGACTTCTTATTTTATGAAGTTTGATTTACTTGATGATGCAATGGAGTTCAAAAAGAAAGAAGAAGATGAAGAATGGGCTTTCTTTACTGATTCATATGAAGATGTAGAGGACGGTTATGAAATTTTATATAAATAATAGTATAATAAAAGGATTACTATGGGATGTACAAAAGAACAATTAAAACAAAGAATCATCAGAGCATTAGGTGGTTCAATGATAAAAGTAGAGTTATGTGTTGAAGATCTTGATGATTGTATCAACATGGCAAGAGATTATTTTATTACATGGGCTGTTGGTAATGCAACTATAGAAACATATTTCTTAATGATGCTTGAAGGTGGTAAATATGTTTATGATTTACCATCAGGTGTTGTAGAAGTTGTTGATTATCATGATCATTTTGGTGGTATGGGATTAGGTAATCTTGATGGTGG